AGTCGTTGGTTATTTTGTATCGCGGTGATGATGAGCATGAATTATATCGCGGGTCAGGAACAAATCATTTCTTTAATGAAGTGCGAACAGAACAAAGTCACTTTCATTTCTATAAAAAAAATACCCTTTTAGTGCCGTTGTATAACGCGAAACGTGAGCGCGTTAATTTGCAGTTTATTAATGCGCAGGGTTCCAAAAAGTTTTTAAAGGGCGGTCAGAAAAAGGATTGCTTTCATGTGGTGGGTGATGTCAATAAAAGTGAATTTGTGGCTTTGGCTGAGGGTTATGCGACTGCGGCAACCATTCATGAGGCGATGGGTTGGCCGGTGCTTGTTGCGTTTGACGCCGGTAATTTGCGCTCTGTCGCGGAAGCTTTTAATGGGGTATATCCGGATAAAAAATTAATTATTTGCGGTGATGATGATATCGACACCGAAGGTAATCCCGGCAGGACTAAAGCTGAGGCAACGGCCAATGCAGTTAATGGCTTCGCGTTTTTTCCTAATTTTGATGAGGAAGTTTGATGGCAACGGATTGGAATGATTTGCAACAAAAGATCGGCATTGATGGCGTTCGCGCTCAATTGTCCGATTTATATAAATCCGCACAGGATGAAGCGCAGCGCCAGCTTGATTTGGGGGAGGATGCCGATTGTGATATGCCAGATATTGATGATTTGCCTCCTGTTGAAAATTACGACGACGAAAACGCTGCGCGAGAACCCGCTAAGTTGTGGTTGAAGCGATTGAAGCGCAATGATCGCGGGAATATCACGCCTTGTGCGTTTAATTTGCACATGATTTTTAGTAACGATGCGCGATGGCATGGTGTGTTGGGTTATTGTGAGTTTTCATACCGAATTATTAAATTGAAAAAACCGCCCACAAATAATTCTGATTTGGGTGAATGGTCCGATAGCGATACATCGTCGCTAAAAATATGGTTAACGGGAAATTATAGTGTGGTCGCTAGTAAAGAGGCGACACTTGATGCGCTGGTTGTTACGGCGAGAGAAAACAGTTTTCACCCGGTAAGAAAGTATTTGAGCGGTTTAGTGTGGGATGGTGAATTGCGGCTTGAGCGTTGGCTGGTGGAATGCATGGGCGCGTCGGCGAAGTCCGATAATCGAAAAGCGTATCTCGCGTCAGCGGGGACTAAATTTTTAATTGGTGCGGTGGCGCGTGTTATGCGGCCCGGTTGTAAGATGGATAACGTGTTGATTTTTGAAGGTGAGCAGGGCAGAGGTAAATCGACTGCCGTTCATGCCTTGTTTGGTGAGTGGTACAGCGATGCGCCTTTGCCTTTGGGTGATAAAGATGCTTACCAAAATATAACGGGGATCTGGGGTTATGAAATGGCCGAGTTGGATTCCTTCAATAAGGCAGAAAGTACCACGGCTAAAAGTTTCTTTTCTCAAATACGTGATCGATACCGTCCGAGTTATGGCACCATGGCTGAGGATTTTAAACGGCAGGTGGTGTTTTTAGGGACGACCAATCAAGATGAGTATTTGCGAGACTATACCGGCAATCGTCGTTACTGGCCTGTACGCTGTCATCGCGTTAATGTGGATTTGGTGAGGCAATGGCGCGATCAATTGTGGGCAGAAGCCTTGGCCTGTTATAAGGCTGATGCGATTTGGTGGCCCACGTATGAAGAAAAATTAATTTATGAAGCAGAACAGGATTCGCGCTTGCAATTAGATCCATGGCATTATCCTATTCAAGATTATTTGCATGCGGTAATATCTGATTTTGTCACTACTGATGAAATTTTGCTGGAGGCGATTAAGCGCGATCATGCTCATCAAACCCGGCAGGATCAAAATCGTATCAGTCCAATTATGAAATCGTTAGGTTGGATTAATAAACGTAAGTTGGTTAATGGTAAACAAAAACGTGGATATCAAAAGCCAGAAGGATGGGATAAAGCAGATGGAGGTGTTGAAAATGGCAACGAATTTCAATTACCGGGGTAATTTTCTCCAAAAACTTGCCAACGTTGCCAACCTCACTCGCTTAGGTTGGCAGGCTACAGCCCTTTATTCATGCGGCACTTGCCAACGTGCCAACGTTGCCAACCCCCATACACGCGCGCGCACGCGCACGCACGTATTCATAAACCCGTTGGCAATGTTGGTACGTTGGACAGACTATTGATTTTAAAAGATTTTTCGTAGCCAACGTATAGAGGTGAGGTTGGCAAGGTTGGCAAGGACGAATTTTTTGATGAATTGGACGCGAAAAGATGAGTTTCATTCGGTGAGTGATGAAGGATATTTGTTGAGAGTTTTTAAATCTGGAAATGTTGTGAAGTTTTGCGCGTGGGCACCGAAGGTTAAGGTCTTTTTTAAAATGCATTACGCGCTTGGTGAGGGTGTACCAGAAGAAAGTAAACATTTAGGTTGTCATGATAGACCGGCAGAGGCTATTGCGGCGTGTGTGTGTCATTTGGAAGCGATTAATAGCGAGGTGTCGAATGTTAGCAACATGGGTTGAAGTGGATGCGGGTTTGCGTGATGAGTCGAAAATTAAGCGCGAGGTGTTAATCGAGTGCATTGAAGCTTGGGTGGCGTGGCAAAATAGCGCGGTGGGTTTTAATTTGTCTGGTATGACGATGGCGAGTTTTTTGAACGTGTATGATGGCGGTGGTCGGTTTTGTCAGGTGTTGAAGGGTGATGAGCAGGCGTTGCGGGTTGAGCGCGCTATGCGAATTTTGAAAGCGCATAACTTTCGATGGTTTGTTGCGGTGGTGTTGTATTACTCTGAATCAACTTGGTCAAATCCTATGTGTGCAAAACATTTAAATGTGAGTGAAAAAGTTTTTGTAAATAACAAGTTAGCAGGCGAGGGGTATCTGGACGCACTTTTATTTCAACAAATTTGAAAAAAAGCACTTGACCGGGTACCCGGAAAATACTACATTTCTAACTATCCTACGGGTAAGTGACTCAAATATTCAAAAGCAACCGGCCAAGCGCCGGTTTTTTTGTGCCTTGAATAAATAGCATTTGGAGAACGATATGAGATATTTGAAATGGACAGCGGTGTTTTCGCTGGTGTTTATGTTGTGGAGTATTAGCGCGGCGAGTTTTGCTGCGTCGGTTGATGATGGTTATGTATTGGATGACGCCTTTGTGACTGTTGATTACGGTAAATCAACTGATGTTGCTTTGGCGGGTAATATTCAGCGGATAAATGATTGGCCCGGTCCAGATCCGGTACCTGCAAATAATGCTGTTGACAATAAAGTGATGTTTGCGAGTTTTAAGTCGGTTGGTGCAAGTAGAGAATATGAGCGGATTGTTTTGAATCGGTTATCTAGTCGGGAATCGTGTCATAGTTGCCACGCGAGTTCTGGATTAGATCCGGGCGGTTTCATTTAGCAGATAAGAGAATATTTTTGAATTATAACCCTCTCCGGGAAATCGGGGAGGGTTTTTTATTATCGGATGAAAATTATGACACAAAGCACACGACAATATTTGATTACGCCGGATGATGATGAGGTAATTGATCCGGTATATAACGCTATTCGAGTTGAGGGCACTGGTGATTTGTCAGTTGTTTTGTCCGGCAATACGGACGCCGAGGTGCAAACGTGGTCAATTGCCGGGATGGAGTTGATTGATGAGGTTGTGATTAAAAAGGTCATGGCTACAAATACGGATGCTGGTAATTTGAAAATTATAGGTATGCGTTAATCCATGGCACTCCCCTTTGTCGGCAAGCGCAACAAAAAGCGTGATAGCGTTGTTATGGCGTTTCCGTTTAACCGTGGGCTAAAAGCAGTCCGTGGTGCAGTAGACTCAAACACCCAGCTATCAGGCGGCAGTACGATTGATTATTTGGGGCGGCAGGTTGATGGTGACCTGCACGAATCAATGCATTATGGAATGCGTCGGGCTAAGAACTATTGCGAGGATTCGGATAATTTACTACAAACAGCCGGTTCGACAAAATGGTACGAGGAAGGTACAACTGAAACTATTGATTTCGAAACTGTTGAGCTTAAAGCGGGTACACAGGACAGAATATTATATATAAACGGCGATGTAGATGGGAGTAATCGAGTCTGGTGTATACGATCGTATGTTGAGTATGTTTCAGGAACGTTAACTGATGAAGTGATTATTCGTATCCAAGGTAATGGCCCTGATTATAATGGTACTGGCCGGCAGTCAACATATGCATTGTCCGAACTTGTCGGCGGAAAAGAGATTAGTTCATGGGGAACACCGACCGGTGATTCATCAAATGGGATCAGACTAAGAATACAAGGTGAAAACACCAATGTAAGCGATGTCAGAATTAAAATAAAGAGTGCTTGTATTTTTGATACGACAGGTGACACAAATCCAGATGTACCACATGAAAAAGTTAGCACTAAAGTTGGACTTGGAAATGAGCTAAGTCCGAATGTAACGTTTGATAGTGATATCGATGGTTGGTCTGGATTTGATGCACAAAGTACAGTTGAATGGGATGCAGGAACATTAAAAGTTACTAATGGAGATACTAGCGCAGCTAAAGGAACATTTAGTTTCACTTCAATATTAAATGAAGAATATCTGTTCTCTGTTGACTTTATTCGTAATGGCGTTGATGGGGGGCGGGTGCATGTAGGAACAAGTGCCGGTGGTACTCAGTTATATGATAGTGGAAATCTTGGTTCATCTCAGGCAGTCAACGGAAAATTTTTAGGTACAGGCGCGACAGTTTATATAAGCCTTACTACAAACAACAGTCTAGCTGATAGATATACAAATTGGGATAATGCATCTCTAAAATCACTATCCCACGGCGCAGGTGTTGACGGTGTTAAATATTTTGACACTGATAAATCACATATCTCGGTTGATGTAAATGGCGTTGTCACTGAGAGTGCGACCAAGACTTTACTAACGACCGGCAAAGGCATACAATGCGCACCCGAAGCGACTAACGAAAACACCATATCATCGGATATTTCATCATGGGCAAATAATGGCGTAGGTTCAACAATAACGCCCTATAACTATAAAGGGCGGCGTGGCGGCAATACGGTTGATAAACTGACCGGAAATGCAACTGGATCAGACGGAAAACTTAGAACGATAACACTGGCAAATAGCACTTTATATACATTACAAAGTGATTTAGTTTATGAGGACTCAACTCTGGCAAGGGTTGGGATTCACAACAATAGTTTGTCAGCATGGGAGGGTTATGTAGACGTTAATCCTTCAACAAACCCACCAACAACTGTTGGCAGTTCAGGTGCTTCAAATATCGGTTATATCGATTGGTATGGTGATCAATCATTGTGGGTACTGCATTACCAAATGACAACCACTGCGAATGTTGCGGCAGAAGATACGCGCATATTAGTGCAGCCTGATCGAAACGGGACATCTCAAAGCGTTGGACTTTCGTGTGTTAATGTTCACACTTTACCTTTTCCCATTCTTGCAATCGATACAGACGGATCAACAGAAACACGGGATGGTAGTGATCCCGCTGTAATTTGGTTGGGTGGTAATTCAAATTTTGAATTGGAAGTCGAGCTGTTTCCGCAAGCTTACGACACTGTTACCGCTCGTCACGTTTTCGCCATCGGTGACGACGCCAATGATCATATGAGGTGTTATATCGGCGCTGGTGATGGTCGGGCGAGATGGGATATCAAAGTGGCCGGAACTGGTCATGTCGTACAAACAAATGATCCAGTTACCGTGGATAGTTCAACCGTTATACGATTTAGATTTCTCAACGGCGTGATGACCATGTATGTAAATGATGTTTTGCAAACAGACACCGAACTGTCAGTGCCTAGTTTAGCGTTCTCGTCATTGTTATTGCACGTTGGCGGTTCGTACTCAGGTGGAACACAGCTTTACGGATGTGAAAAATTATTGTCGGTGAAAAAACTATGACAATCAACGTAATAGTTTTAATCGATCAGTCAGTCAATGACACAATACACGACTACAAATCAAAGAAAGACAAGGGCCAAGCAACACCAGCAATTGACATTGATCTAGTTCGCGCAAGGTTTTCAAAATCAGCGACTAAATCATTTCGCTTTGATAGGCGCTGCAAAAAAATCAACAAAGATGGAAAAGTTAAAAAACAAAAAATAGATTGGGTTCCTGAAAATCTATACATCGACGATCCAGACGAGTTTTTTAGTAAGTTGTCCGGTAAATCCGGGGCAACTGACATGGAATTAGTCGGGGCGTGGAATATGGATGGCAGTCAATTAGGTCGAAAGTGGGTTTATGACGATCAAGGCGTTAAATCGTCAATCGTTGATTCAGACTATACAGGGCCAGTCGTGCCATTTAACCGTGAAACATATATCGACATACATCCAGACATCACCATCGGTGAGACAACGAAAACCGCACGTCAAGCATTGCTCGATGGTGACATTTCGGAATTGTCGCAGATCAATACCAAAGTTTCTCAGGGCGATCGGGATTTAACGGAATTTTAAAAAATGAGATTTATTGTACTTTTATTGGCAGCGTTATTTTATATCGCTTCGTTTTTAATGGCGAGCGGTGCAGTTAATGCGGCTGTGTATTACATTAGCGACACCGGCAGTGATATCACTGGCGCTGCTGATGATGTAAATAGCCCATTTCAGTCTATAACACATGTTAAAGGTCTCTCGCTAAGTTCAGGTGACGACATTTATTTGGAATGTGGCTCTGTTTTTAATGGTCAATACATTGATATTACACATGGTGGCACGTCTGGGAATCATGCGGTTTTTGGGTCTTATTATGGTGCTACACCGACTTTAAATGATTGTGCAGGTGGGGGCTTTAGTGATCCTCAAATGTTTGGTGCTTATTCTCAGGCAGGCGATCCGGTCGGTGGTAGTTCGGGAGCCATACCCCCTGGGGCTTATAGCGGTTTAATACAGGTATCTTCAAGTTATGTCGATGTAAAAGGAATTTGGTTAAGGAACTCATCCGGTGCCTGTATACAAGCTCAAGGTACTAGTGGATCGCCCATATCTAACATCACCCTTGATGGCAATACTTGTCAATTTACGGCAGGCCAAGCAATCGCAGGTAAACGTTACTCGTCATACGTTTATATCTTGAATAATACGATTTCGCAGTGTGGCCAAGCTGCATTAAACGGTGAATGGGTTGGTCCCAATCATGGTATTTGCAGTGGCTTAGTAGGTTCTGATTATGGGATCGTTTATAACAATTACGCGTTTAATAATGAGGGGGAATCGTTTGTAGCATTTGAAGCATCTGAGTATGGGATTTACTCTTATAATGTTGTTGAGTGTTCGCATTGGAATTCTTATTATATTGATCAAGCAGTCAATAGCATTTGGGAAAGAAATATATCTATCGGTTGTAACGATACAAATTTTCTAAAGCATAATCCCTATGCTGAAAATGGATTTGGTATAAACGTCGAAAGACCGCTAGGCGGGAATTCAACTGGCGTTATCATCCGTAACAATATCATTATCGGCATGAATACCGGCATAGCCACAACAATGCTATCACCTGCACGGTTACAACAAGTAACCGCTAGTACAATCTCATTTACAAGTGGAACCAATGTTATAGCAGATTCCGGAAGCGGCTTTGGTGCGTTTGTTTCGGGGATGCAGGTAACAATAGCAGGTTCAACCTTTAATAACGGGACTCACACTGTCACTGCGGCTTCATCTGGTAGTTTAACAGTCGCGGAGTCGTTAACGAATGAAAGTGCCGGCGCGAGTGTTACCGCGTCCGGAAGAATGCAGGTGCAATTTGATTTCATTGGTAATACGGTTGTCGGCAATAACTATGCGTTTCGATCAACATTTTTAACCAATGACCTAATACAACCATCAACGATTAAAAATAATTTATTTACCGAGAATGCGACAGAATGCGCAGTGGTCACAAGCGGCGAAGGTGGCATACCTAATACCGCGCTTCAAGTGTCAGAAATGGATTTTGATTACAACCATACTGATACCGCTTTTACCGATCTTGATTGTGATGGCGTTAATGATGTGCATGGTGATCCATTATTAACTGGTACTGGTTGGACATCTATGTCGAGTCCTCCAGATACTTCGTTAGTTTCTCCGCAACCAACAAGTGGTGCATTGGATGGTGGATTAGATTTAACTTCATCAATACCAAATATTGCTAATTATCTTCAATCAGGCGATTTGCCTTACACCTTAGATACGACTTATTTAAGCGAAGATTTTTTAGGTAATGCTCGATCAACCACCGACATTGGAGCAATTGAGGGGACTATAGCGGTTGATCCAGATGTGACTGTCCCATTTTATATGGAGATAGGTGAAAGTCCCGCGACAAATGTTGTGGTATCTGAAACTTATTTGGCACAAGATTATATTGATTTAACGGGTGCATCGTATAAAACAGAAACAGGGGATGTGCTGGGTACAACCGACGATGCTTTGTATTTAAAATCAATAGAAAAGAACGGTACTTTAAAATGGGACATCCCTATTGCTGATGGCACCTATGATGTTGGTCTGCATTTCATTGAACGTTATTGGGGGTATGTAACAGGGACTTGTGATTCTAATGGTTCTAATAGAAATTTCGATATCTTAATTGAAGGTGTTTTAGTCGCTAATGAATTTGATATCTGCGCAAACGCGCTGGCGGCTTTTACTGCATTCACTAAGGTATTTCCCAATATAGTAATTGATAGTGCAACTGCAGATGGATTTCTTACGATAGAATTGCGCTTAGGTAGCAGCTCAGATCCTAAACCGAGTATTGCGGGTTTGTATGTTGCGACTGCCTCGCCGACCGGCAACACAATGACGGTTGCAAATGCTACTGTGAATCATTCGGGTGTTAATAGGTTTCCGACTGATTTACTAATTGATCCGATCACGTTAGCTGGTGTTACATCAACGGCAGTCGATCCTATCTATATTTCGTCAATTGATACAACTGGATTAACTGCAGGTGCAGCAGTTATTGATGCTGACTCAAATAGTACGCTTATCGCATATACGCCGGCTGATGCTAATAGTGCGGGCAGCGTGGGTAGTATCGTCGTGAATTTTGCCGATGGTGAAGATACCGGAACAACCACCATCAATCTAACGCTTACTCAAGTGGCCACTGGCACCATTAGTTTTACTGCGCAAGCTTCAAATGGCACTGGGCGTGTGAAAATGACAAGTCAAACCGGGCTAAAGTATTGGTTGATCAATTTGTCAGATAATACGGCGTTAGTGGGCACAGGTGAAAGTACTGATGCAAGCGGCGTGTTTGAGTATACCGATGTCAACGTTATTGCGGGTATAAACTATCGGGCTGTGATCATGATTCCGGGTTGGTCAACGATTGGGACTGATACGACGTATAACCGAATTTATACACGACAAACAACGGCTAACTAATGGCATATCAATTTGGTGTAGGCTCAAAACTCACAACGACATTAAACACAACAAATACGCTTCGGTCTTATGCGTTTTGGTTTTATCAAATTGGTAACGGCGGGAGTAATTTAGGACGTATATTTGACAAGCGGGAAAGTGGCGATGCGGCACGAGAACGTTTTTATGTGTCAGGTTCAACGTTAAAGTTTCGTCGAGAATACACTACAACGAGCGGTGAGTGGGCGATTGATCAACCTTCGTTAAATGCATGGCATCATTGTGTTATTACGTATGATGATTCAAGCGCGAGTAATGATCCGATTGTTTATATTGACGGTGTTTCAGTAACCGTTACCGAAACACAAACTCCGGCGGGTACATTGAGACCGGATAATGCAGCAAATTATGTATGGGGTAATGACGGCACAACGACTGATTATTATTGGGATGGATATTTAGCTGAGGGCGCAATATTCGACGGCATATTGTCAGCGGATGATGCCGTGTTGTTGTTTGAGGGATTACTGGCATCGGAAGTGGGCACGGCAGTTAGTCATTGCCAAATGTATGATAGCGCGGCTGATTTGATTATTGCAGACGCCACTGCAACAAGTTTAACGGTGGTTGATCATGCTCCAGTAGGTGGAGGCGTAGGCATGGGCCATTTGGCGTCGGTGTTGCTGATGGGCGGCGGTGCTTTGAGAGGTAGTTCAAGAGGGATTTCAAGGGGTCAAATGTGATTAAAGCAAAAAAAAATGCAGTTTATTATTTGTCATTCCCTGCTATCAATTCAAGTACGCCAGAGTCGTATGTATCTGGAGAGTCTATCGTTGATTCTGCGTATTATAAAGACGGGGTTGGCGCGTGGACTTCAATGGCAATCGCGGACACGGTGTCGGAGATTGGGTCTACTGGTGTTTATGAGTTGGATCTAAGTGCGAGTGAGCTTAATCATGACAAGGTGCTAATTAAGTTTACTAGCACTAATATGGCAGATGATATGGTCATGTTTGATTTAAGTGCAAAGCTTGTTGATGATTTACAAGATTTGTCTGCAGCACAAGTTAATGCAGAGTGTGACACGGCTATTGCCGATGCAGCCTTAGCGACTGCGGCGAATCTTGCGGTGGTTGATGGTATTGTTGATGCGATATTGGTTGATAGTGGTACCACGATTCCAGCATTGATTGCGGCCCTTAATAATGTTTCTGCAGCGGATGTGAATGCGCAGTGTGATTTGGCAATCAGTGATGCAGCTTTAGCAACTGCAGCCAATCTTGCGGTGGTTGATGGTATTGTTGACACGATATTGGTTGATAGTGGTACTACAATTCCAGCATTGATTGCGGCCCTTAATAATGTTTCTGCAGCCGATGTGAATGCGCAGTGTGATTTGGCAATCAGTGATGCAGCTTTAGCAACTGCAGCCAATCTTGCGGTGGTTGATGGTATTGTTGATGCGATATTGGTTGATGTTGGCACCACGATTCCAGCATTGATTGCGGCTCTTAATAATGTTTCTGCAGCAGATGTGAATGCGCAGTGTGATTTGGCAATCAGTGATGCGGCCTTGGCAACTGCAGCCAATCTTGCGGTGGTTGATGGTATTGTTGATGCGATATTGGTTGATAGTGGTACCACGATTCCGGCATTGATTGCAGCGCTTAATAATGTTTCAGCGGCGAATGTTAAAGCGCAAGTGGTAGCAGCATTGTCAACGGACACTTATGCAGAGCCAAGTGGTGGAATTACATCAACGGCAAGTCTTGCAAGTAAGCTTGGTTTTTTAACGACAGTACTTCGCAACAAAACAACGTTCAATAAAAATACGGGTGTTAAAACGGTGCGCAACGATGCGGATAGTGCTGATATTGTTACTAGCACAAACACTGACGATGGGACAACGTTTACAAAGGGTGAATACAGCTAATGTCCTTTGATAATGTTGTTCAACGTGCGAGCGTTGTAAATGTTGATGTTATGGACCCGTTCGTGTACCCAAACAATGCATTAGATATTGGTGATGGTCAGACATTGAATTTTGATTATGCGTCTGCGTTTGTTGTAAAGATAACAAATGTGATCGTTTCAAATTCAGATCCAGTTTTATTGGTAACTAATAGTGACCCAGATTTGGTGGTGACAGTATGAGCGTGGTTCTTGATTCGATTAACGAGCAAACAAGCCGTGATGTGTCGGTATCATTTACGAATAGTAGTGGTATCTCTCAAATACCCGATGCGGTGAGTTATCGAATTGACTGCCAAACAAATGAAGTGGCTGTTAAAGCATTGACTTCAATAACACCAGCGGCAGATATAACTATTCCCGTAACTGTTTTGGAGAATGTCATTATTAATGACGATAATGCGCTAGAGACAAAGCGCATCACGTTGATTGCGACGTGGGGAACCGATGAGGGTATAACCGAGCAGATTGATTATGATGTGAATAACTTGCGGTATGTGACGTGACGTTTCAAGTTAGCGTAAAAAGCGACTTAAAGAAACTAACAAAGCATCTTAATAACGTTCAGAAAAAACAAATCCCTTATGCTGCAAGTCAGGCATTAACGGACACGGCATTCGATGCCAGAAAAGCGTTGAGAGTTCAAGCCACTAAGAAGCTGGATAGACCGACAAAGTTTACTATAAACGCATTTCAAGTAGACAAAGCAACTAAACGCGATCTGAGAGCTGCGGTATATGTTCATAAACTTAGATGGTCATATCTTAAGTATCAGATCTTAGGTGGGTCAAGAGAGGTTAGCGGTAAAGGTACAGGTGTTCCATTCAGCCAAAAGCTAAATAAGTTCGGGAATATTCCGGGTAGAAAAAAAGGGTTAGTAAAAAAGAAACGTCAATTTGTGGCGACCATCAAAGGGATTACTGGAGTGTGGGAGCGTACTGGCGGCAAGCGTAATCCCGGCATTAAATTGGTTACAGCATTTGAAAAGAAAGTTAGTTATAAAAAACGGTTTGAGTTTAAAAAAATCGTCCATGGTATTGCTAAGAGTAAGTTTCCAAAACATTTCGATAAAAGATTAACTGTAGCGCTGAAAAATATGCGTAAAAAACTATGAATTATTATTTAAAAAGGTACTCCCGGAAGGGTCTAGCTCGAGGGTAATTCGCACCGCGTTCTTTTTCTAGTTATGAGATTTGTTAGGGGGGTTATACCTATAGATATAGGTTAATGATATGGAAAGTAATATGATCAGTCTTAACGAAGTTGCTACACAGTCGGGCTTTGGTCGGTTGGTCGGCATTAGTCAACCGGCGGTTAATGAAAAAGTCAGTGACGGATTACTTCCTGTAAATGGCACATATCAACAATGGCTAAATATTTATTGTGAACGCTTGCGCGAAGAGGCTGCAGGTCGAAGTGGTGAAGATCAGGTTTGCCTTACTCGTGAACGCGCGAGGCTTACTAAAGGTCAAGCAGATAAGGTTGAGCGTGAAAACGCGATTGAAAATGAATTGAAGCGGGATGTTTCTGTGTTAACAGAAGTCTTGGCGCAAATGAGTACAAAGATTGCCGGTAAGCTTGAAGCAATCCCGGTGCGCATTAAGCGTGAGGCGGGTGATGTTCCGCGTGAGGCGTTGGAAATTATTGAACAGGTTATCGTTGATGTGAGAAATATTGCTTATTCGATAGAACTGGATTGGGAAAGTTTTGATGAGATGGAAGAAGCTGCGAGAGTCGGTGAAGAAGGGACTGGAATCCCTGAGAGCGCCGGAACCGTTGCGCATGTCTCAGTGGGCGGATAAGCATTTTTATCTTTCTGCAGAATCGTCTTATGTAGAACAAAAATGGAAAGCATACCCGTTTCAACGTGGAATGCTAGACATGATGGGTCACGATGCAATCGAGGATTTTGATTGCATGAAATCGGCGCGAGTCGGTTACACAAAAATGCTCATGGCGGCAGTTGGTTACTTCGCTCAACACAAACGCCGTAATAGTGTTATTTATCAACCGACCGATGGTGACTCTGACGACTTTTGTAAGGACGAAGTTGAACCGATGTTGCGTGATGTAAAAATCATGCGCGATGTTTTTCCAAATTACTTAAGACGCCACAAAGACAATACGCTACAAAAAAAGAAAGGGCTTGGTGTTGCTATCCATTTAAAGGGTGGCACCGCAGCAAAAAATTATCGCCGCATCTCTGTTGATGCTTCGATCATGGATGAAGTTGATGCCTTTGTTCAGGATGTAGAAAAGGAAGGTAGTCCAAAGATACTGGCTGGCAAGCGTACCGAGGGCGCGACATTCCCTAAGCGCATTAGAGGATCAACGCCAAAAATAAAAAACTTCTCAATGATTGAAGCTGGTTGGGAGGAAGCTGAAAAACGATTTAAGTTTTATATTCCTTGTCCGCATTGCGGTGAGATGATCGCTTTGCAATGGGGTGGTAAAGACAAGTCTTATGGATTTAAGTGGATCGATAACGATCCAGAAACCGTTGCACATTGTTGTGATAAATGTGCCGGCTTATTTACTCAATCCGATTATTTGCAGGTTTGGGATCTAGGCCGATGGATTGCGCAAGACGGTACGTGGTATGACGATAAAAATGGCGTCTTCCGCGATTCGGTAGGTATTGAAGTTCCCGCGCCGTTATCCGTTGCGGTGCATGTGTGGACAGCATATAGCCCACAAACAACATGGGTTAAAATCGTTAGAGAATTTATTGCTGCTAACGAAAAAGCAAAATCCGGTAATGATAGCGAATTAAAAAGCTTTGTTAACACAACGCTTGGTGAAACGTGGGAAGCGGAAGTCGAGCAAACCGACGAGAGCGAATTAAAACGCCGGGCAGAAGATTACCCGCTTGGCGTCGTGCCGATGGGTGGGTTAATCCTTGGCGCAGGTGTTGACGTGCAAAGCAATCGATTTGAGGTAGTGACATACGCTTTTGGTATTGGCGAAGAAATGTGGGCGGTGGACTACAAAAAAATCGATGCGAACCCTGCCGTGCAAAGCGAGTGGAATAAATTAGCCGACTATCTTGATAAACCCATAAAACACGCCTCTGGATCAATGCTAAAAATCGAAGCAGAGGCAGTTGATACTGGCGGTCACTTTACGCATCAAGCGTATATATTTAGTCGCCACAGAAAAAAAACCTATGCAATAAAAGGTGATAGTCAGCCCGGCAAGCCAATAAAGGCGCGTCGATCATGGGTTGATATCAATCACAATGGGCGAACTTTAAAGAAAGGTTGCAAATTGTGGATGGTCGGTACCGACACCGCAAAAGATTTGATATTTGGTCGACTTGGGGTACCAACGCCGGGACCGGGATATATTCACTTCTCCAAACAATTGCCGGATGAATTTTATCAGCAGTTAGTAGCAGAAGTGCGGATCATGGTCCGTTCAAATGCCAGCGAACAATACAAATGGGTAAAGAAAAAAGCGGGTATTCGTAACGAGGTGCTTGATTGTACGGTTTACGCATTATTTATCGCGGAAGTATTAGAGCTTCGTACTTACTCGAAAAAACGATGGGAACAATTAGAGCTTGCGGTTCAGCCATTGATACAAGATTTGTTTAGCAAGCCAGAAGTTGAAAAAGAAGTTATACCGGAAAAACAAACACCACCAGCAAAACAAGCCAGTGGTCAAGATTGGATAGGCACCGGAACAGGAGACTGGATCTAATGAGTGAAGCAACAGACATGGTTGCGCTTTATATAACAGCCGAAAAGAAAGTGTTGGCGGGTCAGGCGTATAGTATTGATGGTCGTTCTGTAACACGCGCAGATTTACCCTCAATACGTCAGGGCCGTAAAGAATGGGAAGCAAAAGTGCGCGCAGAGTCTGCAAAAAGTTCTGGCGGCTCATCATTTTTTAGTGTTGCGGATTTCAGCTAATGGGTTTCCTTGAAAGCAGCATAAAAGCCATATCTCCTCAGTGGGCGTATCGCCGGGAGCAATACCGGCAAGCGTTAGCTGCGTATGAAGCAGCAACACCGGGCAGACTTAGAAAACACGCTGCTGACAATGCTAGTGGCGATGCAGTTGTTGGTCGGGCAGGTACGGCCTTGCGCGGTTATGCGCGCCAGTTAGAACAAAACTACGATATCGCAAAAGGTGTGCTCGATGTATTGGTCAATAACACCATCGGTGCAAGCGGTATCACTCGTGAGCCGTTACCACGTAAAAAAGATGGCACGATACACGAAGAGTTTGCCATTGTATTGTTGGCGTTATGGCAAGACTACATCCATAAGCCAGAGGTGACTTGGGAGCATGACTATCCGAGCGCAGAACGATTGGCTGCACGCACTTGGTTTCGTGATGGCGAGCTATTAGTGCAAATGCTCGAAGGTCGGGTGGCTGGCCTAGATCACGGCACTATGGTGCCATTTTCGTTTGAATTGATCGAGGCTGATTTATTACCGTTTGATTTGAATGATGATAATCGCGGTATCACTCAAGGTGTGGAGCGTAACGCATGGGGGCGATCAAGAGCGTTTCATATCACGCGACATCATCCCGGAGATAGCGGGTATCGCTTAAACTTTAACGCAAAACGCGTGTCGGCAGATAATATGTTACACCCTAAAATGGTTAGCCGAATACGGCAGGCCAGAGGGGTTTCCGTTTTTGCATCGGTCATGCGTCGTCTTGAAGACTTAAAAGACTATGAAGAAAGTGAACGTATAGCTGCAAGGGTTGCTGCAGCATTAACGGGTTACATCAAAAAAGGCATGGCAGAAAATTATTCCGGCCCGGACGCAGGCGATACAGACCGCAATTTTAAAATGAAACCGGGCATGGTGTTCGACGGTTTGCAAGAAGGTGAAGAAGTCGGAACGATAGACAGTAATCGCCCATCGTCATTGCTTACACCGTTTCATGACGCCATGTTGCGCTTTACCGCCACAGGTACCGGCACGGGTTACAGTTCGATAAGCCGCAATTATAATGGTACCTATAGTGCGCAGCGCCAAGAACTCGTTGAGGGGTGGGGGCACTATCAAACACTCAGCAATCTTTGGATAGCGCAATTCGAGCGCCCAACTTGGGGTCGTTTTGTCAATATGTGCATTGCCTCTGGTTTGGCTCCGGTACCGAATGATCTTGATCTAACGACTGTGACGGTGGCAGATTTTCGCGGTCCTGCCATGCCGTGGATAGATCCCGAAAAAGAAGCCAAAGCCAATCGATTGTTGGAACGCTGCGGCTATAAGGCACCACAGCAAATTATCCGTGAGCGTAACGGCAGTCCTAAAGATGTGATGGATCAAATTGCAAAATGGCGAAGCGAAGCGCATCAACGTCAACTGGTCTTTGAGTCAGACCCGGCAAACGATAAATCTACCCCAACCGAATCCCCAGCACCGTCTGGGGATTCTTCGTTAAGCGATGAGGAAAACGACGATGGCAAAAAAGAAACCAGTTAAACAGAAAGGTAATACTTACGAAATTCGTGCGGCGGGTGAGTCAGAGGCTGAATTATTAGTCTATGGCGATATCGGCGAAAGCTGGTGGGGTGAAAGTGTCGAAGCAAAAGACACTGCCGAGCAGCTTTCCGCATTAGACGTTGAAACCATCACCGTGCGCATTAACAGTTATGGCGGCTCAGTCTCTGACGGAGTGGCTATATTCAACGCCTTACGATATCACCCAGCAGCTATCAACGTGCGCATTGATGGTGTGGCCGTTTCTATTGCGTCATTAATTGCTATGGCGGGTGATACGGTAGAAATGGCAGAAAACGCATTATTCATGGTGCATGCGCCATGGGGTGGGCTTGCAGGTAACTCCAAAGAAATGCGCGAATATGCAGACGTGTTAGATACCTATGCAAAAGCCATGTCTAGCTCATACATGCGTAAAACCGGGCAAAGTTCCGAAACGATTATGGATCTACTAACCGATGGCGAGGATCATTGGTACACCGCAGAAGAAGCGGTGGATTTTGGTTTTGTCGATGAAATTATCGAAGAGCAAATGGCAGTCGCTGCAGGCTTTGATAAATCACGGTTTATTGGATCAAAACTCAATGCCTCAGCGCCCAAACTTAACGCATTACCCGAAGATTTCAAACCGGCGGCGGTCGTCGCCATAACTCAACCTCCAAAGGAGAAAACTATGACTAAAAAAGTCAAAAAAACCGTGGCGACCTCAGCAGATCCTGCTGTACCTGTCGTATCTGAACCCGTGACAGATCCTGTGGTAGAGCCAAAGGCTCGATCAGAGGCAGAGGTGCTTGCAGCAAATCGAGCACGTGTGTCTAGCATTCGCTCATCATTTTCGTTGCATATGGGACGGGAAGGTGTTCAGGCGTTATTGGACAAATGTATTGATGACGACAATATCGATCCATCGGCAGCAAGTGATAAATTACTTGCGCATTTAGGTAAAGGAGCAGAACCCTTGGCAACAAATCCCAAAGCGGAAGTAATTGAAGACGAAAGTGATAAGCAAATCAATGCAGCAATGGATGTGCTTATTGTGCGTGCAGGCGCGCAAAACATGCGTGGTAATAATATCCAGCCATTGGCGATTGATTTAAGCGGCAATCCATATCGTGGCAGCACCCTAATGGATTTAGCAAAAGCGTCTATTAAACGTGCTGGTAAAAATCCAAACGGTATGGATAAGCGTGAGGTGGTTGCAACGGCATTTCAAACCACTAGTGATTTCCCGGTATTGCTTGAAAATACCATTCACAAAATATTGCTACAAGCCTATATGACTGCACCAGATACTTGGTCGCGTTTCTGTAAAATTGGCTCTGTTTCGGATTTCCGTGCCCATAATCGATATCGCGTGGGTTCAATTGGTAATCTCGATACATTGGGTCAGCATGGCGAGTTGAAAACGAAAACGATCCCTGATGGTGAAAAAGGCAGTATTACAGCCACCACCAAAGGCAACATCATTGCTATTACGCGTGAGGCTATCATCAATGATGATCTTCAAGCGTTGACTGATTTAGCACAAATGTTTGGCCGAGCTTATCGCCGAACCATTGAAGCGGCAGTTTATTCGTTATTAGCGGAAAATAGTGGATTAGGCCCAACAATGGGCGACGGTGACACATTGTTTCATGCTAACCATGGCAACATTGGTACTGGTGCGGCCATCGCTATGGCGGCTATAGATGCTGATCGCGTACTCATGGCGAAGCAAACGGACGTTAGCGGCAATGACTTTCTTGATATTCGTCCTGCTGGATTATTGCTACCTGTTGGTTTGGGTGGTACTGCGCGATCTATTAATGACGCGCAATACGATCCAGACACTTCGAACAAATTACAAAAACCAAATACGGTTCGTGGTTTGTTTAGCGACATCATTGATACACCACGTCTAACAGGTACACGACGTTATATGTTTGCTGATCCAAACGATGCGCCGGTCATTGAGGTCGCTTTTCTGGATGGTATCCAAGAACCTTACATTGAAACCAAAGACGGCTGGAGTGTTGACGGTGCAGAGCTTAAAGTTCGCGGTGATTTTGGTGTGGGTGCGATTGATTATCGCGGTGCAGTTACCAACGCAGGCGCTTAAGCTTTAATGCATGAATAGCGGTCGCCTCCGGGCGGCCAATATTGACAAAATATTGAGGAAAATAAAATGACGACAAAAGTGAAAAATGGTAACCACATGAAGGTTGCAACCTATACCAACGCAGGATCAGCGATTTCATCCGGTGATATTGTGGTGGTCGGATCAACGTCCGATGCATTTTTAGCAATTGCTCTGGTTGATATTGCCAATGGTGCCAGTGGCAGTGTGGGTTATGACTGCGAAGTGGAAGCGGCAAAAGTATCTGCAGCGGTATTTGCACAAGGTGAATCATTAACATGGGATTTCAGTGCGAGCGCCTTTGATGATAATCAGGCAACGGCAGCAAGTGGCGATGTTTCCGGTGGCGCAAGTCGCGCAGAGGCGGCAGGTGCGGACGCTGAAACCACATGCCGCGTTTGGTTGACAGGTGTTCCTTCAACGTTAACTGCATAATATAAATAAAAACAGCAAAGGAAAGGGTCGAGAAATCGGCCCTTTTTATTTATGGCGATAGAAGATACCGACGATTTGGCACTATTTTTCGACACTGATGATTTTGCTATTGAATTTAAATATACACCACCGAGCTATCCTCATCCGTCAAGCAAAACAAGAAAAATTAACGGTCAATTTAGCCGTGGTTATGTAGAAACAGCAGGTGTGCAGGGTGATTATCCGCACATCGTTTGCGCTTTGTCAGAAGTGGCGGACATTGCAGAGGGTGCCAGAGTAACGGCAAATAGTATCGAGTACAAAATAATGGATTGGCAACCAAGCGACTCACAAAGCACCGTCCAATTGATTTTACAGGAACAATAAATGACACATGCGCGAAAGCAAATCCGTGATGCAGGAAAAGCCCTAATCACCGGATTAACAACAACCGGATCACAAGTGCATGCGTCAAGAAGTTACACATTAAAAACTTTACCCGCATTACGAATCTACACCAATGAAGAAGACATCGAACCCGATAATTTAAGCAGTCCATGTGACTTAATGCGTGTACTAAATATTGTTGTCGAAGCGGTTGTGGCAAAAAATGACACGTTAGATGATGAGTTAGACAAGATTATTGCCGAAGTTGAAATCGTTATGGGTGGCTCCACGTTGTCAGGTTTGGTTCGTGAATTAATTCTAACAAACATCGAAATAGAAATGAGCGCAGAAAGTAATATCGAAACAGGCGTGGCTCGTATGACGTGGCGCGCCGAATATCGCACTAAAGAAAACGCACCGGAGGTGGTCACATGAAAATGATACCGATGAAAAGTCCAGATGGGAAACAAACCGCAAACGTCACGCCGGGTAGTTTGCAAACCATGTTAAATCGCGGTTGGACAACCGCCGAAGAAGTAAAGGCAGTAAATCATCAACCGCAACCAGAAAACGAGGAGCAGAATAAATGACAACGCACACAGGAAAAGAGGGGATTGTAAAAGTCGGTGCCAATACAGTGGCTGAAATTACCGGGTTTAGCCTTGATGAAGCCATGTCGCCCATTGATGATTCGGGATTGAATGATACCTGGGATACGCACAAGGCGGGTCCGCAAAATTGGAATTGTTCCTTTGAGGCGTGGTGGGACCCATCGGACACCAACGGTCAGCAGGCGATGGCGATTGGTAATTCTGTTTCACTGGATTTGTATGGTAATGGCGAGGCCAGTGGTGATACTCACTTCACGGGCACGGCAAGTATTACGGGAATTTCTCGTAGTTGGGCGCGTGGTTCAATAGTTGGTGCGACATTTACTTGTCAGGGTAGTGGTGCGTTAACAGAAGCAACGGTGGTGTAATATGAGCGAGATTTTACAAAGAGCAAAAACGCATTTTCGTGATCGATTGTCTGCGGACATGGAATATGTCTCCTGTCCTGAATGGGGTGAGGAAGATAAGCCATTAAAGATCTACTATAAACCCTCAACACTTGAACAGCGAAATCGGATTTATAGTTATCTGAAAGATGGTAATTTAAAATTCATCGCCCAAACCTTAATTGAACGCGCCCTCAAAGAAGATGAAAGCCCAATGTTCAGAAAGGTTCACATGACAGAGCTGATGAAATCCGTTGACCCGGATGTTATCCAATACATTGTCGCAGAAATGGCGGCGGGTGAAGACGATGAGATGGACGCGGAAAAAAACTCATAGAGGATACAGAGCTAATGGATTATTACGCCGTGGCTGATCGTTTAAATATGTCGATTAGTCAGGTGTTAAAAATGACTGTATCCGAGTTTGAAGGTTGGAAAGCTTACATAAAGTTGATGAAAAATAATGACTGAATCACGCACGGAACTCACCGCCAAAGATCGCACCAAAGCTGCTTTTGATTCCTTTTCAAAACGCATTGGCGCGGCAGGTAAAAGCCTCGCTAGCATGCAAGGAAAAATTGCAATATTGGTTGGTGCGGCGGGTATCGGTGCGCTCGTTAGCAAATCACTGGCGGCAGGTGATGCGTTAGCAAAACAGTCTGACAAGTTGCAAATCAACACCAAAGAACTGGCGGCACTCAATCAGGCCACACAGCTTTATACGAATGCCGGTCTAGGGACAATGACCGAATCGCTGGTAAAAGCAGAGAAACGCTTAGGTGAGTTTGCGGCCAATGGTGGTGGTGCGGCTGCGCAGTGGTTAAAGAAATTTAATTTTGATATTGCAGAATTAAAAAGCCAAAGTCCAGGTGAATTGTTTGCGACTTATTCAGATGCGATAAAAGGATTAAACACTCGGGGTGAGCAAATGGCCGCTATATCTGCCCTAATGGGCGATGAGGCGCGTAACTTGTTACCTTTGATAGATCAAGGGTCGGAAGCCATGCGCGAAGCAGCGGAGCAAACAGAGCGCTTTGGTACGGCCTTGTCCAGAACCGATTTGGCGCAATTTGAAGCGGCTAATGATTCGGTGCATAACATGGGGCAATCCTTTGTGGGTTTAGGTAATGCGATATCGCTTATATTTTCCCCTGCCATCAAATGGGTATCTGAGCAAATTACCAGTCTTGTAGTGTGGTTCAAGGATAAAGTGCGCGGCTTGTATGACTGGCTGCAGAGTGCCGGGATTATTGATCCGATTGATATTGACGTTAACTTTAAACCTGCAGGACAAAGTGAGCTAACCGAATTTAAAAATAGAGAACTTGAAAGCGTTGAAGAATTTTTAATGTCAAAACAAGAGCGAGAGTTTGAAGCCTACGCCAATCGTTTTGATATTTTGCAGAGAGAGGTGTCTGACACTGAAAAACGCAATGAAATGCAAAAGAAACTCACCGCAAAATATAACGCGACTATTATAAAAATGAACAAAGAGCGGGTGGATAAGGAGCGTGAGTTAGAGTTTTCAAAGTATGCCAATATTGCCAGCGGATTTAAAAACCTAACAAAAATTATTGCCAAAGAGGGTAAGGTTGCGTTCTTGGCTAACAAAGCGTTTGCTGTCGCAGAGGCCGGCATCAACACTGCTAAGGCGGTTACAAAAGCTCTACCTAATTTCCCTTTAGCGTTTGCAGTAGGTGCTGCAGGTGCCGCGCAAATTGCCACAATCATTGGTACATCGCCCGGCTCAAGCAGTACTAGTCCGGTGAGCGCTGCTGCGTCGATTAATCCAGATCCCATTGAGGAAGTGCAAAATCAAGACTTGCAAACGCAGACGGAAAGCAAACAAGAAATCACCGTTAATCTGGTTGTGGATGGTCAAGTTGCGGCAAGCATTGTGTCGATAGGTACGCCAATTGCCATTGATAATGACACGCTTAATATTAAAACGGAAAATGGTTACGAGCGAATAATCAGCGCCTAATATTGCGAAATGTCGCCTGACCTGTTATACCCATAATACTAAAAATGAAAAAAGGGCGAATAATGGAAAATGACGATTTAGCAGTGATAAATGATAGGGCGGGTGAGCATCAACCGTATGAAGAAAAACCAAAAATAGTAAAAGTTAAAGTTGTTGATATTGATCTGAGTTTCTGGCGCTGGATATGTGTCATGGTAAAGGTAATTTTTGCCATGATTCCGGCAATTATCATCATAAACTTGATCATCGCGTTAATTCTGACATTGACTGGTGTCACTGGAACAATACTGCAATATTTCAACAACGTAACCCCGTAAACCAATAAACTAAACAATAAACCAAAACCCGCACGGGAAACCGTCGCGGGTTTTTTTATGCCCGGAATATTATGCCATCAATTGAATACATCGCCATTCGTCGTGTACACGCCGATCACACGTTAAATGATACGATCAGTCGAGATATTAGCGCGTATAGTATCTTGCCCTCATGGGACGTGCAAAAAGATGAGGCCATTGCCCTGAATGGTGATCAAGAAACGAATTATCATAATGATGACGACTTAATAGTATTCACATCACGACTTATTGCTCGCACCAACTTAACGTCGGATTACTGGTACGAATTCTTAGCCTCGATTATTGGTGGTGAAAGTTTCACTTTTGATCCTTACGGCACTATTGCAAGCCCTGATGATGCGCAAACGTATATCATGGTCGGTAAGCCAAGAATTACGCCGGTCAGTCGTTTAGGTGATCATCGCGTGTCATTTACGGCGCGAAAAATCTCATGAGAGCGTTTAACGATAGGTTTTTGCTGGCCAATAGTGCCTCATTCAAGCAGCCGTTATTTACCGTTGAAATTGCTTTTGACACGGCTTTTACAGACCTAGAATATTTCACCTCATCAAGCGAAGCCCAGCACCCGGTTGGTGCAAGTGTCATTGACGGTGTTGTTAAAAATATCTCGGGCACATCACAGCGCATTGACCCCCTAAAATTTGTCTCTTCGGTTGGTAACATCAATTTCGAATTAGTTGATAAAAACGCCACTGTTACTGCACTATTTAATGCAAAGCTGGACGCTGACAAAGGGCTGCGTGAAAAGCGTGTGCGGGTTTACATGGGATTTCCGGGCTTGGATTGGTCGGACTACGAATTAATCCAAACGCAAATCATCACCGGAATGATTAGCGGGAATGTTTCTTATAAACTTACTTGTAATGATATTCAGCGAATCGTTAAAAAAGAGATTTTTGATCTAGCGGAAACAAACCTGCAAACCACGGTAGAAGATCCGCCAGAAACCGCGCTGAGTGCGGCAATCACTACAACAACCGGCTTTGCCACCATTCCAGTGGATGACACCACCGGCTTTGCTAGTTCTGGTGCGCTTTTAATTAATTTTGAAATCATCACCTATACTGGCAAAACCTCAAATACCTTCACTGGTTGTTCGCGTGGTACTAATGACTCAACAGCAGCCACGCATTTGGTTGATGCGCGTGTGTCACAAACCATGTACACCGTTACGGTGTATGACACCTCAGATTTTGAAATGTTGGAACACGATGCCAACTATACCGACGCGCCCGATTTGACTGTTGGGTATTTTAAAATAGACAAAGAGATATTTCGATACAAAGGCAAAACATCAACAACGTTTACTAATTGTCTGCGCGGTGCGTTAAATACGCGCTCGGCAGTGCATGAAGTTGACACATCGAAAGCTGCTGACAAGCGACCAAAAATAGAAGAATACGTTTATATTGAAACCAATGCCGTCAAGGTTATTTATGGTTTGTTGCTTGGTACATTATACAACAATCCTACGTCCACAAACTTTCCTGCGCGATGGCATTTGGGGATGGATACTCTCTGGGTTAAAAACTCAGACTTCACTGGAATCGGTAACGACCTGTGGAACAACAGCGTTTCCAATGTAAACACCGGACTTAAAGTCCGTATTGCAGGCGTTAAAAAACAGGACGGTAAACAATTTATAGAAAAAGAAATATTACCGTTAATCGGTTGCTTTATGCCGATTTACGCAGCGGGTGACGTTGGTTTAAAACGTATGACCGGCGTCTTATCAGATGCGGCTTATGTTGCAGAGCTAAATGAAACTAATATCCGTCGTGATTCATCTCTAGCCATAAATTATAACCACAAAGCAGTAGCAAACCAGTTTGAAATGGACTGGAACTGGTCAGAAGTCCGCGAAGACTACACGCGCCCGACAACGTTTGTTGATGCCACTTCAATTGGTATACATCAAGATGCAAACCCTATCAAGTTGCGGTTTAGAGGTTTGCACGGCTCATTGCATACGGAATCTGTAGCAAAGCGCATATTGCAACGACTGCGCGACAGATATGCAGCGCCACCAGCGGAGATGACAATTAAATGCATGCCTCACCTAAACTCGCTTGAGGTTGGTGATATTGTTCGTGTCAACTATTCAAAGATCAGAGAGCACACTTCTGACAATGAAACCCTAGACAAATCGTTCGAGGTTCAGCAGCGCACTGTCAACTGGCAATCTGGGGAAGTGTTATTAAAACTATTTGGCTCGACGGTAAAACCCGGCGTGTCTGTCTTAACTAATTCATCAACTGTTCTGGCTGATGCCTATTACACGTCGCAAGGTGGTACCAATGTAAACACCTTGACCAATTATTCAGCCAATGCAATAACAGCTGATGAAACACTGGCAGGTGGCAACCTAATGTCGGGGGGTATTTGGTATTTTGATGGCGATCTTACTATCAATGCCGGTGTGACATTGACGATTAACAAAAATGTCTGGTTGCTGGTAAAAGGGCATTTAACCATTAATGGCACCATTAACGGCGCAGGGCAAGGGTCATCGGGTGCGGTTTCTACGGTTGTGGGTATTGAGGCAGGCACAAACAACTATTTGTCTGCGCCTGTTCCACCGGGCCGTATTCATGGATCGGAAAACTGGTCGGGTGAAACAGCTTTTTCATCACCACCGGATTGGCAAACGGTTGTCACAAAAGAAAAATATTCCCTAGAAAATTTTGAAATTGATTACGACGGCACAAACCTAAACGGACTACCAACAAACTTAATGGGGTCGTCAGGTGATACGGGATCTGCAGCGTTTCTGGTTGATGGCGGTTACTTTTTTAATGGCGAGGGTGCGGTAATACTCGACTCTGCTATTGGTGGAAATGGTGGGGCATCCGGCGCGGGATTGATGATTATTTCTCGTGGCGGAAGTTTTGGTGTCAATGGCTCGATAAATATTAGTGGTGGCAATGGCGCTGCGAGTGGTGACAGTGTTTTATATAAAAGCGCCTATACACTCAATGCAAGCTCGGGCGGTCCGGGTGCGCCCGGTTGTTTACTTTGGTTGATGGATGGTGGATCAGTAACGATTCCAAGCATCAATGACAAATTAACCGCTAACACCGGCATCTCTCCAGTTGTGGGCACACCAACGAGGCAATTTTTTGGTAGCTCTACGCCACCACCAGCCAGTAACTATTCATTTTATACTGGTATTACCACTGCACAAAACATGTCGAATTCAGCGGGTAGAATTCAATTTATCACGGATAATGTCAGTGAAGGTGCAGACGATAATGAGCATGTTCCCGAAGGTCCAACGGGTTTAAGTGCTAGTAGTAGTGATCCAACCGATTTATTGACATTAAAAGACGGTACAGTAATTAGTCGGATTAAATTAAGCTGGACGGCCAGTACAGATCAAAATGTTGATCATTACGTTATTCAGTACACGGAAAGTGGCAGTGGTGAAAAACCAAGAATTATTGAAGATAAGCCGCCTCGTGACGCAACAAGTGCTTACATATACCCTGTTGTTGATGGAGTAAAGTATTTCATCATAATCAAAGCCGTTAATACGTTTGGTAATTTCTCATATTTTAAATCGATTACGCATACGGTTGTCGGTAAAGAGGCGTCACCATCCGACCCGACAGGCGTTACATTAACAACGGATTCGGCTAATGGAGTAGTAATTCAGTGGACAAATCCAAGTGACGCCGACTTAAAATATATTGAAATATTTCAAGATACCACTAGCCCAACAGACCCTGCCGATTCTATTGGCAAATTCCCTAGTGGCAAACCGGGAACTGTACAAAAATATAATATTCCCGGTATTGGTGCCGAGGTCGATGTTTATATCAAAATAAAGGCTATTGACAGCACAGGTAATGAAAGTAATTTGGTGGCAAGCACACCGACAAATGTTACCACCACAGGTATTACAGCATCATCGGTTGATTTTGCCGACGTAACAGGTGCAACAAAGCCGGATGACAATGCGGACGTGACCAGTGCAAATCAAGCTGCCTCCATTGCTGGTCAAGGTGCGCTGGCCACACAAAACACCGCAGATTATGGTAGTGATGTTTCTGGCACTAAACCACCAACGAATGCCGACAACACCACAACGGCGGTGGAGGCTGGCATTACACCAACGACAGGTTCAATTACTAATGGCTCGAAAATCGATATCGATTTTGCCAATGGAGAATTAAATATCAATTCTGCCACATGGCAGGCAAGCGGTATACAGTTGCAATATAACTCTGGAACACCTCGCTTATATGTGGGCGATGGTTTAGATAAATTCATGCAATTCGATACCGATTTTAAATTAGGTAGGGATTCAAAATTATTAGGCGCTGATGCATATAACAATGACGGGATTTATTGGCATACATATTACGACACGTTAGATGGATTTAATACGTATACAAATGGCGGTGGGTCGTCTGTGGTTGTGGATGGTGGGTTGGAGTTGACGTGCGGTACTAATACTAATGATGAGGCCAGGGCGCAGCGAGATATTGGTATATATGCGTTAACGGAAACTTCTTTTTCTAAAAATTCCAGATTTAAGTCTAAAATTCGCGGTTTTAACGGAACATATTATGAGGTGTTTATTGGTGTAGGCGCATTGACTAATCAGCATTATGGTTTTTCTAGTAGACCGAGTGTCAATGGAAATATATGGGCTGAATGCGAACAAGCGACGACAAGTACAAAAATAGATACTGGTGTGAGTTGGGCGTCTGCGTCTTCTTTTAAATTGGAGGCGGTATTTACATCTGGTACAAATGTGAAATTTTATGTAGATGGTGTATTAAAGGCGACAATAAGTACAAATTTACCTAATGCCTCTAATCCCTATCCGATTTCATTTTATATAAAAAATTACGATGGTACTGGTGGTGCGTTTACGATGCTGTCATCCGAGTATAAATATCAACAAGATGAATAAGTAAGAAAATCAAACGCCGTAATATTTCTGGTTAATTGAGTGGTTATTTAATCAAGAATAATAATTCTTTTAGTGGGGTTGACATGGATCAAACAGGGCATGACATGGCAGAAAAAGCAGCAGGAATCGCATCAACCGTGACAATAAGCACTAGTGGAACGGTAATTGTGTACGGAATTGTCTTTCAAAGTATCGAATCATTAATCGGTGTTTGTATAGCAATTAGTTCGTTTTTGGTTATGTGGTACTACAACCATAAACGCACAAAAATACTTGAGCGATCGCAGGAAAGACAGTGAACTGGCGCTATTTTCAATTTCACGAATTCACCTGTCAATGCGGGTGCCGTGGAAATGATATTGACGCCTCGTTTGTTGATAAGCTTGACGAATTACGACAGGCGGTTGGCTTTCCTTTTATTATCACGTCTGGTTATCGATGCCCGGATCACAATGAAAAAGTTTCTAGCACCCAAAGTCGCACTGGCCCACATACCACTGGCCGAGCTGTTGATATCCTAGCGAGTCATGCTAACGCGGTAGAGCTTGTTGCTGTTGGTTATAGGATGGGTTTTAAGGGATTTGGTGTTAATCAGAAAGGCGAGGGTCGAATAATTCACCTAGACGACGCACGACCTCATTTGAAAATGTGGAGTTATTGAGATGAAAACAGCGGGTATTGTTTTAGATGACTGGAAACTGCCGATATTTAAACGATGTCTTGACAAAGGTGGTTTTAAATATCTGGAATTTAACGGTCCAACAAAGAATTGTATTACGTTGAAGGTTGAATTCGAAAATATCACGGAACTACAGCCAATTGTTCAGGCCGCGAATGACGAAGCAGCGCAATTTAAGCGAGGTAAAAAACGATGCACGAAAAATCGAAAACTACATTAACGGATGGAACACCAGTTGCTGGTGATCACCGGGAGATCGATCCAAAAACAGGAATGCAAAAAGGGTACGTCGTTCTTTCAGATGAAGAAAGGGCGAAAGGTTTTGTTAGGCCTGTGCGCATGAGATATATACATAAAACATGTGGCATGGTCACAACCATGAATCGTTCAATCGCGGAAACTTATGCAAGAAACCCAAAATTTTACAATGGCACTTTTTGTGTTGGATGCAAACAACATTACCCGTTGGATCAATTTGTTTGGGATGGGACTGATATTCAGGTGGGTGCATAGTATGAAAAGACAAAGTCATATGCCAGCCTTGATATCATTTGCAATCGTGATTGGTGCCGGTTTGATTATATATTTTTATTTGTCCAGCCAAGAAGCCAGAGAAAGTGGCATTGTAAATATCATGGTGGGCGCTTGGTTTTCTGGCTTCACTCAAGTGCTTAATTATTGGTTAGGTGCTACTCGCAAAGATCAACCAGCAGATATTGATCAGATCAATAAGAAAGATATTGTAAAGTAAAATATTGCGGTGTTAGAAACAAAAAACCCGCCATGAAAGCGGGTTTTAATAATGTTGTTATGAAAAAGCTATGCGGCTTTGACTTTAGAAGCCTTTTTAGCCTTAATTGAGTCAATGATGAAATTGAGATGCATTTCAGTGTCATCTATCAACATGTGAGCTTTTTTTATTAATCTTTTTCTTTCAATTTCTGTCATTTTCATAGCCTCTCTCCTGACTTATGGAACATTTACGTGTATCTCAAACTCTTTAACAATAGTTTCTAGGTCATCTCCGTTGTTCGAAGCGACGGCATCTGCAAGCCTTTCCATAATTAGACAACATTGAAAAGCATTCATTGCCATGTTGCTGTCTTCATAATTGTCGCCAGCTAAATCTTTCAAGATTGTTGCCAACATTCGCATATTCTTAGATATTTGATCGACACTTGGATCATATTCCTTTAGAGATTCAAGTGTTAAGTGTGATGCATTTTCTAAAAAATGGTTAGCAACGAACAACATACGGTTATAAACTTGTCTCAACTCCATGATAATCCCCGATCCTTGTGTATTGGGTTTTGGAGTCTAGCTTGTTTCGTGGCCGATATCTAGCCCTATTTGTATTATATAATACAAATTAGGTTTATATACAATATTAGCACAAATGTATATATTAATACTGTGATCCATTTTATAGTTTTGATATGAAGTATTTATTAAAACAGATAAGTGATTAACGGGATATGAAAGGGCTCGATATTTAATTAGAAAAAAACAACTCTAAGTTATTGTTTCTATTTGCATTATAATGCTTGTATTTGGGGTACGTGAATAGGTTGTTTTGTTAATAGTATCAACAACTTAACTATCTCCCAATATATAAATGGGGTTGTAGGGGTCGGAGGTTCAAATCCTCTCGTCCCGACCAAATTTATCTTTATATTCAACAGCTTACACACCTCTAAATAACCCTTCAAAAAATAATTAGATAAAATTAGAAAGAAATTAGAAAAAACTTTTCTTATTTAATATCTAAATCCGGTGTTTTTGTCTTGGTGAAACGCGCTTTCCCGCGATACAAATACTCAAAAGTTTGACTAAGTTTGGTGTGACCTAATAACTTTTGAATGTCTTCTTCAGTCCAGCCTTTTTCTAAATAAAGGTTTGCACCTAGTGCTCGGATTTCGTGAAAGGTGGGTTTTTCTTTGGGGGTTAAATGTTCGTAATAGCCGGATAATTTTCTGGCTTTAGCAAAACCTTTGCTTATTTGCTCGCGGCTGAGTTGGGACCAGTGGTCGCATTCTTCGTTTTTCCGGTTTTTATATCTGGGTCGGTAGTGGACAAGGTAGGGCGACGGAATATCGCTTTTATTGGCGCGTTCGATTACTTGCTCGAGTTCGGTACCTACAAAATCAAATTCCAAATAGGCAGCGGGGCCGTGGCGATACGTTTTTGATTGGATTAATTTTGTGATGCCATCTTTCCATTCTGATTTTTTGAATGTTCTTATGTCACCTCTGCGTTGAAGTGTGATGAGTTCCAGTGACATGGCGATTTGAATGCAAGTTTCGGCGTGTGGGTATATTGCTCGGTATCCTTCCAGTGTTAGTGGTTGGCGGGTGACTTTTTGTTTCGGTGTTACCATGATCTTTGCAACTGGATTGTCTTCGGTTAATCCGTCTGATAGTGCGTATTTAAACATCATGGATAAAATAGCTTGGTTCTTGTTGCGACTTTTGATGGGGTAAGAATCCAATATTTCAACGCAATCTGCGCGCGTGACGCTGGCAATCGGCGTGTCACCGATGAATGGCTCAAATGTATTGATGATTTGATTGTAGGCTTTCAGGGTGTGTTCTGATAGCGGCTCATGGTTTACTGTTCGAGTTTTTAAGTGTTTACGGAAGCGCGGAATGTAATCGCTTACGGTGTCGCCTGATTTTTTTGGGGTTAATACTCTGGTTATTAAATCTTCTGAATTGCCCAGTTCTCGGTTGAGGTACCTTGCAGCTTCAACAGCTTTCTTTTTATCCGATCCAAATGACTCCGATTTGTCCATTGTCGGGTGTTTGTATTTATAATACGTGCGCCCGTTCGCGCCTTTGTAGGGATAAAGGTAATCGGGCAGTTTATTATTCATCCGAATTTGTCGCGCCAAGGTTGTTCAGTACCTTATGTATCAATGGGTTATCAGGTATCTCGCCGTCATTGGCGGAGGCCGTTTCCATTAATGATATTGGTGCTGGCTTGTCTGGGTCAACATAAATCGATTTTTGTGAGTAAATTTGGCCGAAAATCGTCCCTTTTTCAATCCATGAAATCACTGTGCGCGAATCTGGCGCGTCACCTTCGTGGAAAGTTTTTTGAAATGTGGACAACTTCATTAGGGCCATTTAATGCTCACTTGATGTGTTAAATCGCTCACTCTGTTCTTTGAGGTAATTCCGAATAATTTCTTTTTTTTCAGGTTTCATTTCCGCAATCATTTCATTAGAAATAGCGGATAAAAATCTATAGATATTATTTAGCCCTTGATCAACGTGGCGCATGTGATCTGGGCTTTCGAGTAATGCGTTAACGATATCCTCTATATCAACACTCACCTCGACGTCAACTTCAGTCATTACATTCCGTTGTATCTTCATTTTTAATTACACCTCTCACATGGAATACCGCGTTTAATTTCTGTATAAGTAAAATTATTATGTGCCCAGTCACTATTCCAACCGCATGAGCACTCAAACATTACTGCATCTGGGCCACCATCAATTATATGTGCCATTTTTCGAGGCTTTGCTCGTGGTGGTTTGGTGTCTGGAAATAGTTCTAATGTTTGATTTCTCATGTTCAATTGCCAATTCTATTTAACAAATGTGCGATGAGTGGGCGATAGCAAAATGGGTTTGCAATCCATCCTCTGTCATATTTAACCCATACAACAATTCCATAAAGTGCCTCTTTGCAGGAGAAAACAATGTATTCATTTCCTATATCGCCATATTTGTCACGATCAGTTTTGAATTCATTTGGATCGGGGATGTATTTGTATATTGGCGTCATACCCGAATGAAGTTGTTTTTGTAATTCAGGGTCAACATGAATGTCTAATGTTTCTTCTTGTAAGTTCATGATTCACTCAATTGATGTCTGCTTATGGTTAGGTGTCAAAGATTGACGTCAAGAATCTTGTTTTCCGGCACTGTCACAATAATGTTAAATTGCGCCGTTTCGGGACTTAAATTATCTACATCAAACAAATCAACATTAGCGTTACCAGCGTCAATGTTTGCTATTAAGTTTCGTAGCGCCCTAATTGTTGGGGTATTTAATTCATTGCTCATATTCAATTACCTATTTTATAAAAAGTAACTTTGAAGAGGGTGGGCGTCGATACTTACCAGCGTTTCCGTCGAATAAAGTGCAACAACACACCGCTTGAATACGTGAACCATTCGCTTGTCGGATGAGTAGTGAGGCGTTACCCGTCTATGCCATCCTGCCCACTTAGTCACTTCGTTAACCCTCTTTAAAATCACCTCGATACGACATAACAACGGCCATCAATCGGACCGTTAATATGTTGAAAGTTAGATTTTTCGACCGCGTGTTCCATTAATTTCATTTTTAGTCATTTTGTCAGCGATCAGTTTTTCGATATCTAATCCCTGCCACATGGCAAGGTCAAGAGTTCGCAATATTATGTCAGCTAATTCTTCACCAAATTTTTCTGATGGTTCATCGCCGCGACACTCGTTAACTGCTTCGCCCACTTCGCTGGCAATTAACGCAAGCGCTTCTAAAACTGATTTATTATGCCAGCCCATACGTTGAACCCATTCATACTGTCGGCTAGCTAACCAATTTAAGTTGTTTTGGCTAAACGTATTTATAGATAACTCAGCATGTCTTAAAGCCGAATCAAAGTTATGCATCATCTTGGGAAAATCATCATCGACTGGCGCGGTTAGCCTCAACGCCAAACCTGTTTCATAGACTTCTCTTAATGCCAATAGCTCTTTCATTTCAATTTCCTCGTTTGATTCAAATATAACAGTCGATTTAACTTGACCACCTACAGCACCGTTTAACAAACACTTATTGTCATGCGTTCCTGTTTTAAATTCTTTCTTGTTTCTCATGTCGCCTCCGGTGGCCAGTTACCCTTGGCGTTAAGTGCTAACCTGCGCTTGATCGAATATCGAATTGAAATCTGGCTTGATAAAATGAGTCCAGTAATCTTCATCAAAAATATCATCCATCGGCGAAGCGCAGCATACACTTGGTGGCTCTTCAAAGTTACTAAAATGAAAAAACAGGCAATCACCGATATCTTCGTGCCAGTCTTCTGTTTTCTGCAGCTTTGGATTTTTATGCTCGTAACTGGCGCCAGCTAAAAATGCTTCACGTATTCCCCATCCATGCCACGCATATTCATCCTTGAAATCACTAGTATCAAGCACTGACTGGACATAATCATAAGCCGCATGCACGTCAGGGTGTATTGGGCTGTCGCTCATGTCGTCATGTCCATTTCCGCGTTTGGTATGCTCTGGTGTCAAATCCTTGTCTGGGTAATCTTTCCCTAACTTTTTAATCATTTTTTGCCCTTTAAGTTCGTTGGATTGTTTACTATTTTTCTTTTTCGGTAGTGGTAAGCTTTGCCATCGATGCTGGCAACACCGGCATATATAGTCGATATGGTCCCTTAAGGTTTCCCAATAATGGCACTGTCCAGTGGTGTACTTGTTTGGTTTTTTGTTATAACCAATACTATCGACCGTGCTTCCTTTGATTCTAAATGTTAAACTGATATCGTCACTGCCACATTTAGAGCATGTCGTATTGCATGGTAATTTGGTGGGAGGATTAACCTGACATTTAAGGCTTGGTACATCATCCGATATCAACGTACTGTTATGTTCTGCTTCAGTAATCATGGTTTTTAATCCTTAGTATGGCGTCAACTAACGTTCATTATTAAAATGGGATGCAGCTATCATGTGTCCCATAACGTTTGCCGCAATCATCACATTTTGCTGGCCACCATTTTCTAAATAACCAATAGTTAATCCAGTTCATAAGTGCCGAGTGTTTTGTTTCGCCTACTTGATCTTCGTAACTTGTGTCGTCCGCCCCGCATCTCATGCATGGTGTTACGCAATGTGTATAGTCTTCTTCTCGATGGCAGTGCATGTTTTCAAAGTCTGGTTGGCACCCAAACCACCAGCAACATAGACGTATACGAAGTGAGTCTAGTTTGCTTACTACAACTCTACTTGACCCTAGTTTGTTGGTTTTATTTTCGTAACTCATGATGTTGTCCTTTTTGTTCGTTAGCAGTCGGTAAAGTGTGGAGTTAACCAACATACCCAAAACGATCTATTTTTCTGTTCATTTCTGCGCGGATATCGTCATTAATGCCGCGTCCAAAGTCGTGTTTCCAGTCGCTTGTAAATCTTGGTGAGACTCGCATTTCGTCACGGCGTTTTTTCAAAAACTCCGACATTTGATAAACATGCTTTACAGGATTGCCTGCGTAAACACTGTCACTCATTAAGTCTTTTGATACGACGCTGCCTGCACCAATTATCACGTTGTCGCCTATGTTCACGCCGGGAAGAATGATCGTGCCTGCGCCAATAAAAACTTTGTTACCTATGTTTACTTTTCCAATTCGAGTGGCGTTTAAGTGTTTTGCAGTGCTGGCGTCATGGGCTAATATTGTTACGTTTGGCGCAAGCGTTACATTGTCGCCGATGCTGATGTGAAACACATGGCCCATATCTAGATGACATCCAGGCATCATGGCGAAGTTCTTACCCACTTTAAGGCCCATTTTTTTCAGCTCTTTCACCGGATTTCTTCGATATAGAAAACGTTCGTAAGATTTTTTTAGGTCCATTGTTATTCCCCTTTGTGTTCCTTAATTTTTTGTTGTGTTTCCATGTTTTTGGTATACCGTCCTCTCTAGGGATATACTAATTACTATTCCATCCAGCTCAAGCAATCTTTAGTTTCGCATTTGCCGTGTACGTGCCCGTTAAGTGAAGATACGGTGAAATTTAATGTATTTCCGCAAACAGGACATGGGCGCGTTCCTTTTCCGCCAGTTTCGCCATATTCCTTTTTAAGCTCTGAAATTAGCGGGCTGGCTTTGTTTAGTCGTTCAATTATTTCATCAGCCCATTTTTCATGATCTTCAATCTCTTGATTGGTTGGTTCGGTATATTTATCGCAGGTAGTTAACGATTTGTTCTTTAAAAAACATGGCGTTCTTCTCAACCATCCCCAGTCATCGCCACCCACAAGTTCACGAACATCTATGTCAGCCTTACATTTTCCTTGACGGAAAACTTCTCCGCTATATTTTGTGCAACAACCTTGTTTCATGAATTAGCCCTATAACATTTTGTGTTTAAGTTGGAATATTCATCGTAATATACGGCGCTCGTATTGAGCGCCTATAATTATTAGTCAGTATTGATGCTACCCAAATACACCTGAATTTCTTCATTAAATCCGGCTTGTAGTTTTTCGCGGAATTCCATTAGCATTTCTTCTCTTAACTTCTCAAGTTGAATAATGCGCAGAGTAAAGCGCGGTTCTGTGTGACTGGTGATAATACTTACCCGAAAATATATTTGACGTTCTTTCAAGTCTTCGTAGGGTTTGCAAGAAAAGGTAAACGACATGGGTAGTGGGTTTTCGCTTTTTGCTTCAATCATTTCAACTGCTGATCGTGAGCGGTTGAGGTCCGAGTCAGCGTGATCTGATTTTTGCGAAGCTTCAATGGTTAGTTTGCGAACGGCTGAAATGGCCTGTTTAATATCATAATCATCACCATTTTGATTGATGGGGGAGATGTGAAGACGCCAATCTTCAAGCCATTCTGCAAAACCCTTTTGAGAGAATGTTTGTCCGCTGGTGGATATTGCTTCGTCATAAGGGGATGTTGTGTTGAGGCTAAGTGATGCGGTGTTTTCTGCGTGACCGGGATCGGCGTAATCACCTAAGTCAAAAATGCTTAGAGCGTTCATGCTGCGTGTGTTGATAAAGCATGATGCGTCATCGTTGTCATTGGTGTATTTGATAAATTCACTTAAAACGCTGGTGGAGAATTTCGCACGAAATCTGGCGCGCTGGTCCATGTAGTTTTCTAATGAGTGAATGTTGTAATCGCTCGGTAAGGCAACCAGCGGTGTGTCGCATTTAAAAATTTGTTCAATCTGTTTGCCGACAACACTTTTGTCGTCGAGTTCTTTTATTGCGTCTTGAGATAATGACATTTTTGCATTCCTTTAATGAGTTTTGCGTTTAAACGTTGACTTGACCTTTTTTATCGAACAGTTGGCCTTGGTTTTCGGGGAAGATACCTAAATCACCGCCACGGTGTACGTGCATTAGGGTGGTGGTTGTGGTTTCTTCTGATTGTTTGCCGTTGTTGGTTGGTTTTACAAAGTCCAGTTTATGGTCGATTGATAGCTGCTGTGTTTCAGCTAAACGGCTCATGGTTAGAGTGATGGTAATTTTTCCGACTTTGCCTTTTTTGCCGTTTTCAACTGTGTTTAATGCGACATCCGATAAAACATGAGCTAACTTTTGCTCAAAGATGCCACCTTCTAAATCGCTAATAAATTCCTGTACGTTTGTGGGCATGTGGCCCTCCTTTTTTGGTTGGTGGTGCGGGTCAGAATTGCTGGGTCGAAGCATAAAAGTTATTTGGTAAAACCCAAAGTTCTTCGTGCTGCTGTTCCGTAATTTCTTCTGTATAGCTTTTTAAAATTGAGGTTATTTCGTTAAGTATTTCCTCATGCATTTTTTGGTTTTCAAGTTGGCTTGTAATTTCTAATAAGCGCTGATCTACAATATTCTTGAATAAATTAATTGAGTTTTTCGTGGTGACTTTATTGATGACACTGTTTAATTTTTGTTGTTTTTCTTTCAATTTTTGGATATCTGTGCGTGTGTTTAACATTGTCTGCGTGACTTCTTTTTTGATCATTTCTAATAATGATTTATGACTATTAATAAGATAATTATCGAGAAAATGTTCAAATAAACCAGCAAGTTCATTTTGCGCGAGCTGTTTTATATTGTGTAGTTCAATATTTCCGGTCTGGTCGTATTGCTGGCGTCGTTCTGTGTCGCTTAACACTTCATAGGCGGTTTTGATTTGTTGAAATAATTCAGTATCACCGCCTTTATCCGGGTGGTTTAGTTGTGCGGCCTTTCGGTATGCTTGTTTTATATCTTCGGGTGTGGCGTTATTATCTATACCTAATATTTTGTATAGGTCCATCATTAAACGGCCTGCACAATGGCTTCAACTTGATCTAGGTCGCTTGTATGGCAGTGCAGTTCGAACGGGCCATAATCAAAACTGTGTGTGGCATTGCAGGCTTTGCAGCGTAATAAAATCGGTGAGCGTTTTTTGGGGTCGTGGTGCCACACGCTGGTAACATCCCCTCGCTGGTAACTGTCCTGTGTGCTGATGCCATCGGCGTCTGAGATTTTTAATACTTCCTGTATGCCGTTGGGTGCGTGGCAGTGTGCGCAGTCGAAATTGATCATTAAACTAATCATGCGGATTCCTTCAATATTAAATTGCTGTTTAACCAGTCCACACCTTTTTGGGTGGCCATGGTCTGTGCGTAACTCCGTTGGCCTAGCTCTGGATGTGGATGCTTAAATTGTTTGTGATCAACATAAAATAAACCGGCATCTATATAGCGTTGGTAGGGCATGTTTTTTCGGTCCAATATATGACGGTCGCGCAGCTTGGCAAATAATTTTTTGCTACCAATGCCAAGTAGCTTGGCTGTCTGTTGGATGGTAAAACCTGTTTTCATTGCTTTATTAAAACCAATTCAAAATTAATATAAAATAATGTGTAACCTTGCTGTTTTGCCAGTGTTGCAAAATCAAATAACTTCAATTTTTTGTACATCATTTTTTTAATCCCATAATCAAAATATAAATAAGAAACGCTCGCACATATTGTTGCTGGCGATTAAACATTGTTATTTGGCAATAGTGATCATCGGCATCGATAATTGACTGCGTATGCTGATAAATTGGCATCACCTGCACCAAGGTGTTGAGTGCGAAAGCGTTTCTTAAAACTCTCATGCGGCGATATCACAGTGTAGTTTTATTTGGTTGTCGTCGGATGGGCTATAAAACGGGTCGTTTGCTGCCGTGAGATCCGCTAAAGATGCCTGAATATTTTCGCCGGTTGGATCGGCTAATTTGAGCAGCAGTTCTTCTTTGTTGCGAACGTTTAAAAATGCCTTAATTTTCTTTTGATCTTCAAGCACTGTTCGTTCTGAGCAATTCAATTTCAATGAAATCGTCAGATTGGTTTCCGTTGGATCTGTGGTTAGTTTTAAAATTAACAGTTGTCGTTTTGTCATCATATGTACCTCTGGTTTTCCCCGAATTTATATGGCTGATTAATCCTGCAGCCTATCTTGTCGCCACTTCCTGCGGCGGTTATTTGTGTTACAAATTAAAGATAGACCATTATGGTCTGGTGAGTCAAGAAAAAAAAGACCATTATGTGAATATTTATGGTCTTCATAGAAATATTTATTGCAGGCATAGAAATGGTTAGCTTCGTATTCTGATGGTCAAGATGTATTCTTTGGGTACTATTTAATATGTGCGAGGCTGTATGCAATGATTAATTAGGTCGTTTTTTGTTCACTGCGAGGGTAAGTATATGTATATGTACACAAAAAGAATAATAGACGTTATGTTTAATATGGGTATCGGGGACAAAGTTAAAAAGGAGATTGTACGATCACAGGAAAGGCGAAAGTGGGATAAAAAAAAGGATTATATTTATATAGCGGTGATATCGATAATGTTTCTGATACTAATGGATGTAAAAATTGAGCAAATGAACAGGGCGGAGATAGTAAAAAAAGCAGGGGAGTTGCAATTACTTAGCGATACCTCTCAAAACAATGCTGGTAAGTTTTGAGATCATATTAGAGATAAAAGTCGATTTTTTGAGGTCTTCCGGTTCATCGACGGTATCACTATAAACATTTGCGACAGTAAGGGCGAATTCTTTACTGCTAAAATCATCCAAATCCTTTGTTTGTATCCTGACGATTTCGATGATCTGTTCTAGTAAGTCGGTATCTATAGCCCTTTTAGTATGATCTATATCTAGCCAACCGTGCGGCATTCCGCCTGCGCTTTCAAGGTCTCTCGCGAGGCTGTTTCCAATTTCTCTTGAGTATTTCTTATCAGTATCAGCGAACAGTCGATTAATTTGCGCCTTATCTTTTCCAGCGTGATCAGCAAAGGCGGCTTCTTTGCCATCGAATTTGGTATCTATTATGTGCCGTAAATTAATACGTCTAATTTCACTAATTGTCATGGTGCTGATGGTTTCATAATACACCTCAGCGGTCCACCGCCAGAAGGGTTAACTAAAAAATGTAACTATGTCTATATCTCTACTTGATAAGTAGACCGAATCGGTCTATATTGTAGAGCATGAAAAAGAAACTCGATTTCAAACAGTATTTCTTGAAAATGACCGAAGATGAGCGTGAGTTATTTGGCGTCAAGGCGAAAACCACAGCAAAGTATATCCAACGGCATCTAATCAACGGTAGTCGCAATCCTGATCCCGACACAATAAGTAACATCCTCGCTGCTTGTGATGGATATTTCACAAAAGAGGAGTTAATTCTCTTTTTTATTGCTCGAAAAGTAAAAGTCGCGTGATCATTCTCATGGTTTATAGATTACAAAAATTTTATTGTAATTTCTATGTAGCTTTATGCAGCCTTGGCACTTCCTCCCTAGTGTCGGGGCTTTTTCTCCCTCCCTCGGTCGCGGCTAGTTCAGCGCGGCCAACTTTTAGGAGTCTTTAGAATGTCAGTGATCATTTATGGAAAACAGGGTTGTGGTAAAACGACAAACGCAGAAAAGTTGCGAGAGTTTTTTAAGAAAGATGCTGTTATTGATGGGTTGAATTCGGGGGATGAGGTGCCGGAAAACGCGATAGCATTTACAAACGTTCCGCATCCCGGGGCAATACATTTTAATGAAGCAATGAGCCGACTACGAGATGCTGAGTTTAGCGAGAACTGCAAGACGTGCTAAGTAATCGTCCATATTTTTTGTGCTTGAAGTTGGGATGCATCCATCGTTGTAAAGATAGATATCATTTAAGTTGCTATCTGCGCAATGGGAAAGTTTTGATGCTGTTTTTTCGGTGAGTCCTTTGATGTTTACGAGTATAGGGTAGTCGGCATAGGTGAAAAATTCGGTAGATGAAAAACCGAGCGGTTTATATCTTCTGTTTAGTATTGCGTATCTACCGTCGTCTTGTTTTTGAATGCAGTAGGGCATAAATGTGAATCTAATATCGCCGAAGTTATTGGATTTGCTCATTTTTTACGAAGCTCCTGTGTTGGTGGATTGGTGTGAGAATCTTGATATTAACACGGGGGCAAATTTAATACGATGAGGTGTAAATGTCTGTTTTTAGTCAAACGTTGTATGCAGTTTCGATGGGTGTTTTATCGGTTTGTGTATTTGCCATTGTTGTTGCTGTTATCGGTCGATTGACTGATCGGACATCTGATGATGAAAGGCAGCAATTTTAATTGGTTGACGTTGTTAGTCATTTTATTTTGTTTGCTTTGTTTTATGTCGATTTTTACGTTAACTGATACGGGTTTGCGTTGGGGTTATGGATTGATTTATTCGTGAGAACAGACACACACAATGATCCCACGTTCGATGTTGTTTTACGGATGGAGATTAGGGAAAAGAATTGCAACGTCTGCCAAAGGCGGTTTGTGTTGATTGACGGTAAGGTGTGCTGCCTTTCTGGATTAACGTTTCCGAGATGCCGTCAATCTAAAAATGGATTTTTATTGGAGGAATAATTATGTCGGTTTCATCTCCTGAGTTGATTGTGAGTCGTTGTAAAGTCGCTAGTGTGGATTCGCCTATTGCGGTTTTTAAAACATCGGATAATCGTCTGGATGCCGTTTTTGCGGCGACGACTAAAACGCGGCGACGATTGATTGGTTTTGATGGTATGTTGGCGTTAGTGGGTATCTATCACAAAGGGATCGATTCTCAGGCCATTATGCGTGATCTTAATCGGGCGTTGTATGAATAATGTTAGAGCCGTTTACTTTGGATGACGCTGCTATTGCGTTGCAGTTTGTGAGTCCGGATATGGATAGAAATAATTGGATTAGTATGGCTGGCGCGTTAAAGCATGAATTCGGTGATATGGCGTTTGATACGTTTGATTCGTGGAGTTCTGGCGGTGCGAGTTATAAAGAAAATGATACTAAAACTGCATGGAAAAGTGTGAAGGTCAGTGGATCGTCAAAAACAGCCACTATTGGCTCGTTGATTCATTTGGCGAAAGAGGGCGGTTATGTGCCTCATAAGCGCGAATATTCCGATGAGGAAAAAAAGCAATTTGCCATTAAGCAGGAAGAACAGAAAAAAAGACGTGCAGCGCAAGCAGAGCAGGATGAGTTGGCGTTAGTTAGGCAGCGTTTAAGGGCGAAAAAAATTACGGCAGAAGTCTGGGCGATGGCATCCATCTTTGTGGCTGGACCTTATTTGCAAGATAAAAAGGTTAAGCCTTACGGGTTGCGCATGTTGAGTGAGTCGTTGGTTATTTTGTATCGCGGTGATGATGAGCATGAATTATATCGCGGGTCAGGAACAAATCATTTCTTTAATGAAGTGCGAACAGAACAAAGTCACTTTCATTTCTATAAAAAAAATACCCT